AGTTTGGGTTTGATGGCATCGAGTCCGGTCGCTGGCAGGGTTTCAATGTGGGCCAGAATGTGGGCCAGGCCGCAGGTCAAACAGTGATGTATCCACACGTACACATGATTCCACGCCGGCATGGAGATATGCCTGATCCACGCGGCGGAGTGCGTCACGTGATTCCAGAAAAAGGAAACTATAAAAAATGACCGAAAAAATCTATGTGAACCACACAGCAAACCTGGTGAGAGAAGTGTTGCGTCAGATGCACCAGGATTCGTGGAAGCCCGACTACATCGTAGGCATCACACGCGGCGGATTAGAACCTGCCAACATGATAAGCCAGTATTTGGAAATACCCATGCAGGCCTTGAACATCAGTCTGCGTGACTCAACCATGGGCCCGGAAAGCAATCTATGGATGGCGGAAGATGCCTACGGGTATTTCCGCACCGACGATTTGCCCGGCTGCAGTAACGTCCATCATCGCAAAAACATCCTGATAGTGGACGACATCAATGATTCAGGTGCAACCATGCAATGGATCCGAGATGATTGGCAAGCAAATTGTATGTCCACGGATCCGGTATGGTCAGAAGTTTGGAATCATAATGTGAAATTTGCTGTGTTGGTCAATAACCAAAGCAGTGAATTCAAAAACATAGATTATGCAGGAATGAAGATTGACAAAAGCCGCGATCCGCGCTGGATCGTATTTCCCTGGGAAGAATGGTGGATCAAAAGTTGACAAAGCGACAGATTCGTTATATTATCATAGCAGTGCTGTATATGGCTGGCTTTGCTGGCGCAATTTGGATAAATCTTCAATGACACACTGGAAACTGCCTGTAGAAGAACTTGAAGGAGACTTGGTGATAACATTGCCACAAGACTTGTTGGATGCTGCTGAATTGCAGATCGGAGACACACTGACCTGGCACATTGACGAGCAAGGTCGTGTGACCTTAAACAAAAAGGAAGCAGATGGAAAAGATTAAAATAGCAGAACTGTTTTATAGCGTACAAGGCGAAGGTAGATACATGGGTGTGCCCAGTGTGTTTATGCGCACATTTGGTTGTAACTTTCGTTGCAAGAAGTTTGGCAGGCCCAGGGACGAAGAGATAGAAGGTGCCAATCCTGAAGTGGCTGCTGTGATGACTCGCATATCCGAATTCAAAAGTTATAACGAACTGCCCTTGGTTTCCACCGGCTGCGATACCTATGCTGCCATCTATCCCGAGTTCAAGGATCTCAGTCCTTATCGTTCACCCGAAGAAATCGTCACAGACATCATGGCCATGCTACCTTATCGACAGTGGCGCGATGAACACTTGGTGATCACTGGCGGTGAACCTTTGCTGGCCTGGCAACAGATCTATCCTGTGTTATTGAGCAGACCCGAGATGCTGAGGCTCAAAGAAATCACGTTTGAAACCAATGGTACCCAACTGCTGTATCCAGAATTCAGACACTTTCTATTGAACTGGACTCTGAATCCCACATTTGGTCGTAGAGGACCCAATGCGCTGACTTTCAGTGTGAGTGCCAAACTTACGTGTTCTGGCGAGTCGCGCGAAGATGCCATACGACCCGATGTGGTCATGCAGTATCAAGAAATAGGGCATACATATCTTAAATTTGTCATTGCCCAGGAACAAGATGCAGAAGAAGCATTAGAAGTATTGGAGATCTATCGCCGTGAAGGATTCACAGGCGATGTTTATCTCATGCCTGTGGGCGGTGTGGAAAGTGTGTACAGTCTAAACAATCGCCGCGTGGCAGAGTTGGCCATGCAACACGGCTTGCGCTACAGTGATAGACTACAGGTGCCACTGTTTAAAAATGAGTGGGGCACCTAGTGATTCTTGAAAATGACAATATGCCCACTGACTTTTATCAGCCGGGCGATGCTGGTGTTGTCCAACGAAGAATCGAGTGTTTAGATCTCACTGTGTTACACTTTAATCTCACACCCAGAGAATTGAAAATAATTAAAAATGTGCGTGCCCAATGGGTGGCACATCTGTCGTTGGCACAGCAGTTGCTTGTCAATGACACTGACGAGGAATGAACATGGGCTTATTTGATCGCTTTAAGAAAAAAACTCCTGCACCCGCTAGTGCAGAAAAACCTGCCAAGGTTTCAAAAAAATCTGCCAAAGATATTGCCACCGAGAAAGGTGAGCCGTATGTGGCCATCCTTTCCATGGATGTGGATCCCAACAATCTATCTGCTGGTAGTTTTGAATTGGATTGGAATGACAAGTTTATTCTGCAACTACAGCGATTTGGTTATCAAGGCAAGTCCGATGCTGATCTAGTGGATCAATGGTTCACCAGTGTTTGCCGTAATGTGGTATTGGAAACCTTTGAACAGGAACAGGCTGATCCCGAAAATCGCAATCCCAACCGTTTTGTACAAAACACCAAGATGGAAGATGGCAAAAGGGAATATCGTTAGAAAGATGACTTTAATTTATCGACTGTAAGTTTTGCGGAAGCGGCCTGACCAATTAATCTAGCAATAATTATTCTTAATTCTCGAATTTCAGCAAAGCGACTTGCTTCTCTACTTTGAAATAAAATATTAAGTCGATTTCGTGCTGCGACTAACTCGCGATTGATATTTTCTAGATTAGTTACTGCTGCATCATATTGTTGCCTGGTCAGTAAACCTGCAGCAGGTGTAGTCGATACAGAGGCTATGTCTGTCTTAGCCGAGATAGCAGAAGCAATTGAAGTATTATTTTCTTCAGAAAGAGTTGGTTTGGGAGCATCAGTGTCAACTGAAATTAATTCAAGTGTGGTGCTTTGATTTTCTTGTACTCTAGTGATTTGAGTTGACACACTTATCGCTTCGGCTCTGGCTTGATCTTTCAAACCCGGATCTTTCAAAGTTTTAATACCGACTTTTTGGACTAGTACCGGGCTACCGTTAATATTACTGACTAATTTTGGTGATCTTTGAATTCTCATTTTTCTTGCCTCCAATACTATTTACACCAAAGTTCTCCAAATTCACTTGACAACATTAAGTGAACATATTATTATTAACCTATGAACTATCTAATCGTAGACACGGCCAATACCTTTTTCCGCGCTCGCCACGCGGCACACCGTGCTGCCGATGATTGGCAGCGACTGGGCTATGCCCTTCACGTTACTCTAGCCAGTGTGAACAAGTGTGTGCGCCAGTTTGGTGCTGATCACGTGGTGTTTGCCTTGGAGGGACGCTCCTGGCGCAAGGACTTCTACGAACCCTACAAAAAGAACCGTGCAGTGGCTCGCGCGGCTCTGACCGAAGCCGAAGCCGAGCAAGATCGCCTTTTTTGGGACACCTATGATGAATTCACTAAATACATAGCAGCCAAGACTAACTGCTCTGTAATTAGGCATCCTGAAGCGGAAGCGGATGATATCATCGCCCGGTGGATTGCGCTACACCCCACAGACCAGCACACCATAGTCTCCTCAGACACTGATTTCGTACAGTTAGTGGCAGCCAATGTTCGTCAATACAACGGTATCACGGACGAGGTCATTACACTAGAGGGGATTTTTGATTCAAAAATGAAACCTGTGATAGACAAAAAGACCAAAGCGGCCAAACTGCCTCCTGATCCTCAATGGTTGTTGTTCGAAAAGTGTATGCGCGGTGATCCCACTGACAACATCTTTAGTGCCTATCCTGGTGTCAGGACCAAGGGCACAAAAAACAAAGTAGGCCTACAAGAGGCCTATGCTGATCGAGACAAGAAAGGTTTCAACTGGAACAATCTCATGCTACAACGCTGGACTGATCACAACGGACAGGAACATCGTGTGCTGGACTGTTATGAGCGCAACTGTACTCTAGTGGATCTCACGGCACAGCCCCGAGAAATCCGAGATGCAGTAGATTGCGCCATCGTAGAACAGCGCAGCCACAAAGATGTGGGACAGGTAGGCATACACTTTATGAAGTTCTGTGGCAAATACGAACTAGTGAAAATATCCGAGCAGGCCGAACAATACAGCCGTTGGCTCAACGAAACCTACAGCGGAGTGCTCAATGATTGACCACAATGTTGAACACACTGTGTTCCAGGCCAAGTACCCCAAAATGATAGATGAAACTTTTTACTTGGAAACTGGTCCCGGATGGGCACGGATCATTGATCAACTCACAGCTGAGATTTATTCCACTGTGAGTGAACGAAGACTGCAACGTGCCAATGTGCTGAGATACAATCGCGCACTGGCTCGTGGCTTGGCCGGGGACAGTCGTGGGTTGGAATATTATTTTACTAGAATCTACTACAATCGAGTGCGCCCTGGTACAGAAATGATCGAAAGAAAAGTGGTACAGTCTTTGTTGGATGCCGAATATCAACCTGTGCCCGAGGCCTATGTGTATCCACACTTGGTGCAGGTCAAAGAAAAGTTCGGTGATCTCAGATACTATGCAGACCATTTACACAATGATTTGACACCCTTGGTCAACCTAGCAGAAAGGCTGTGCAGATATACCTGCGAACACTGCGGCACACCCGGGCACAAGAGAGAAAACATAGGATGGCTTCGTGTGTTGTGCGACCATCACTACGAGATAGCAGAAAAGAATTTCAAGACACAACAAGCAAAAACAAATCAAG